TCGCAAATGGATAAGCTTGTCTTGGCCGCGGGAGAAGGCGACGAGACTGCGACTCGGACTCTGCGGGATGTGAAGACGGCTTATGGTCCGGTACGCACTGCCCTTAAAGACCGATTCGGTGAGACTGTGACCCTTTACCGATACACGGACCCAGAGATTGAGGCGCTTTACGATAACAAGCCGACGCAGCTGTTTACTTCCGAGCGGATGGCAAGAGATTTTGCCTATGAAGGTAGAAGAGCAGACGCGGTTGAGGTGAGGATTGATGACATTATTGCGGCCCCAGCTAAGGATAAGATCAATAATGGGTACCATGAGTTTATCGTTGACATCCGGGGGTTGGGGCGATGAGATGTGTGGTATGCGGTAAGAAGTATGACAAGGACTAAACGCCGTTTAAGGCTTTGGTTACATAACTGAACCACCCGTTAAGTATATAAGTAGATAATTACTATGGCCGTAGATAAAAGCCTTACAGAAATCTTCCCAGAAGATATTCTAATGGCAGAAAACACCGACATTGAGTTCCCAGAAGAGGATATGATGGAAGCCCTTATCATCGAAGAAGATGATGGGGGCATGACATTTGATTTTGATGGGGGCCAAGAAGAGGTTGGTGAGATTCCGTTTGCGGCGAACCTTGCTGAGTACGTTGACGACAGCACGCTTGGGCATTGCGCCTCCAAGTTGATGCAGATGTTCAAGGACGATAAGTCTAGTAGGTCTGATTGGGAGAAATCCTACAAAGAAGGGCTTGATCTTCTTGGACTTGAAATGGAAGATCGCTCAACGCCATGGCCGGGAGCATGCGGTGTATTCCACCCAATGTTGTCCGAAGCGGTTGTCCGTTTTCAGGCACAAACCATTCAGGAGATATTTCCTGCTAAAGGTCCCGTAAAAACAAAAGTATGGGGGCAGACAACACCAGAAACTATTTCCCAAGCAAAGCGTGTTCAGGAGTACATGAACTACCAATTGCTTGAAGTAATGACAGAGTACCGCGCAGAAACGGAAAAGATGTTGTTTAGTCTCCCGCTGTCCGGTGCTGCGTTTAGGAAGGTGTACTACGATCCGACCTTGGGCAGACCGTGCTCAATGTTTGTTCCGGCTGAAGATTTTGTTATCTCGTATGACGAGTCTTCGCTAGAAAATGCAGAGCGTTATACCCATGTAATGAATCGAAGCTCTAATTACATCAGGAAGCTACAGGTTAGTGGTTTTTATCGTGACGTAGAACTCACTGCATCAGAGCCAGCGGCAGACGTAATCAAAGACAAATACGATGAAATTTCTGGTGTATCGTTTTCAGGGTCTGATGATGATCGCCACCAACTCCTTGAAATTCATGTTGATTATGATCTTCCCGGATTTGAGGACCCTGACGGAATTGCACTGCCTTATGTAATTACAATTGACAAGGGCTCTTCTGAGATTCTTTCTATCTACAGGAACTGGGACGAACTTGATCCCAACCGGAAGAAAGTCGAACACTTTGTTGATTATGGTTATGTGCCCGGAATCGGGTTCTACAACCTTGGATTGATTCACATGATCGGCGGACTAGCAAAGTCTGCTACCAGCCTGCTCCGTCAACTCGTAGACGCTGGCACCCTGTCTAACTTACCCGGTGGCTTAAAAACACGAGGGCTAAGAATCAAGGGTGACGACACACCTATTATGCCCGGAGAGTTTAGGGATGTAGATGTTCCGGGTGGAGTTATTCGGGACAACATTACGTTCCTTCCCTACAAAGAGCCGTCATCCGTTCTGTATCAGCTTTTAGGCACTATCGTAGAAGAAGGTCGCAGATTTGCTTCTATGGCAGACCTGAAGATTGATGACATGCGGCAAGATGCGCCCGTAGGTACAACGCTTGCCATTCTTGAGCGGGCCATGAAGGTGCAGTCTGCGATTCAGGCAAGGATTCACGCCAGCCTTAAAAAAGAATTTAAGATTCTTGCAAGAATTATTCGCGACCACACGTACCCCGCGTATCCGTACCAAACAGAAGAAGAAGCTGAAATCAAGGTTGCCGACTTTGACGACCGCGTAGATGTATCCCCCGTATCCGACCCCAACGCAGCAACAATGTCTCAGAGGTTGATGCAGTACCAAGCTGCACTACAGCTTGCTGCACAAGCTCCGGGTCTTTACGACCTACCCATGCTTCATCGCCAAATGATGGAGTTGATTGGTATACCGAACGCCGACAAGATCGTCCCGTCTGAAGATGAAGGCACTCCGGTTGATCCTGTTACGGAAAACCAAAACATCCTCACGATGAAGCCGGTCAAATCTTTTGAGTGGCAAGACCATCAGGCCCACTTGAATGTCCATATGACATTGAAGAATGATCCTCAGTTTGGTCAGGAAGTTCAGAACACACAGCTTGGCGGGGCAAAGCTGGCAGCACTTGACGCCCACGTTAGTGAGCACTTGGGCTTCTTGTTCCGCAGTCAGATCGAAGAAGAGCTTGGCGCACCGTTGCCACCGATGGGTGAGCCGTTGCCTGCTGATATTGAAAAAAGACTCAGCACCTTGGTGTCAGAGGCTGCAAGTCAATTGCTTGGCAAGAAGCAGCAGCAGCAGGAAATGGAGCGGATTCAGCAGCAGCAACAGGACCCGATCATCCAACAGCGCCAACAGGAAATCGACATCCGGGCCGCCGAAGTCCAGCGCAAGCAGATGGCCGACCAACAGAAAATGCAACTTGAACAGCAGAAGCTGGCAGCCAAGGTGCAGAAAGATGCTGCCGACACCCAAATCGCAGAAGAACGTCTTGCGCTAGACGAAGAAACTCAAGAACAAAAGCTTGACCTAGAAGAAGCCAAGATTACTCTCGACGCCATGGATTGATGGAATATCTGACTTACCTCAAGTCCTCTATCAGAAACCAGATGAATGAAATTGCCGACGCAATGGCAGTGGGTACTTGCACAAGTATTGAGCAGTACAGGCAAATGGTTGGAATGATCGAAGGTCTGGCTTGGGTAGAAAGAGAAATTATAGACCTAGAAGAAAAACTTAAAGATCCTGTGTGAGCATAATGGCCTATGGAAAAAAATGTATATGAAGTTGTTTCTTCCGTATGGCCTGTTTTTTTGGGTCTCATAACACTCGTCGTAGTGTTAGCCAAAATGCACTCTTCTATTGAAGTGCTACAGGAAAAAGTTAGAGTGTTGTTTGATTTGTTTAATAAGCGCGAGAAGTAATAGGGCGCGTAAGGGATTTGACGTTTTGTAAAACTTTAATAAGTTCAGAGCGGACCCCGGTTCGATTCCGGGCGCGTCCATCGTTGTATCCATCGCTATTACGTAGCGCAAAAAGAGGAGATGTTATGACTGCTACGGCAGAAGCAGGAACAGTAGATGTTGACACAGAGGCACCACGAACAGCCTCACAGCTTCCAGAGCCAAAAGGCTACAAGCTGCTTATCGCCTTGCCGGAGGTTGATGAAAAAACCGATGGCGGCATTATCAAGTCTGCCAAGCACCAGCAGGAAGAGCAGATCGCCACAGTAGTAGGGTGGGTTATGTCGATGGGGTCTGATGCCTATCGGGACAAAGACAGATTCCCAAACGGCCCATACTGCCAACAGGGTGACTTTGTTGTCTTCCGGGCCTTTAGTGGCACACGAATCAAGATTCACGGGAAGGAGTTTCGTCTGATTAATGACGACACCGTAGAAGCGGTTGTTGAAGATCCTCGCGGCATTGAGAGGGCGTAATAATGTCTACAAAAGAAGAGGCGTTCTTCGGTATCACCAATGACGTAACATCTCCAGCACCCGAGCTTGGTGATGATGTAGAAATCGAATTTGTAGATGATACACCAGAAGAGGATAAGCCTTATACCAAGCCAGCGGCTGTCCCCGAAGAAATCCGCGATGCTTCGGAAGCACCTAGTGAAGAGCCTGATGCAGAAATTTCTAATTCAGAAAATAATCCTGACGAAATAAAGAGTGTTTCCAGTAGGGTTGAAAAGCGAATTAAGAAACTTCGCAGGGAGTATCACGAAGAGCGCAGAGCAAAAGAGGTGGCTGAGCGACTTAGTGAGGAAGCTGTCAGGGCTACCCAGCAAATGCACCAAGAAAACCAGAGACTTATGGATCTGGTTAAAATGTCTCAGAGCGCAGTAACAAAAGAAAACAAATCAGGTACCGAAGCTGCTGTTAATTTTGCAGAACAAAGGCTGAAGACGGCACACGAATTAGGTGATCCTGAGCAAATCGCAACCGCTCAGAAAAACCTAACCGATGCACAGATTGCTCACTCACAACACCATCTTGCATATAACAAGGTTATTGACGAGTGGAAGCAAAATGCCTCACAAGCGCAGCCCGAACCTGTGCAACACCAATACCCCCAAGTTCCTGAGCCTGACCCTAAAGCTATTGAGTGGCAAGAAAAGAACGATTGGTTTGGGTCTGATTCAGAGATGACAAGCTTTGCTTATGGTGTGCATGACAAGATTGTATCTGATGGGGTTGACCCAGACACAGATGAGTACTATCAATTAATTGATTCTAGGATGCGTCAAGTATTCCCAGATCAATTTTCAGATGAACAACCTCGCACAAAGGCTAGTTCCGTGGTCGCCCCGGCCAAGCGAGGTTCCAAGGGGTCGCCACGCAAAATCACACTAACCGCGACCCAGTTACGTCTCGCGAAAAGATTGGGTCTCACGCCGCAGCAGTACGCGGCGCAACTGCTAAAGGAAACATCCTAATGGCTACTCGCGCATCTAGGGAACCACGCGGACTCGACACCCGCGAAACAAATAGTCGCAGCAAGAACTGGGAGCCCGCATCAGTGCTTCCAGATCCTGCTCCGCAGGATGGTTGGGTCTTTCGTTGGGTCAGAACGTCCATGGTTGGGCAGCCTGACAACACCAACGCATCAAAGCGTTTCAGGGAAGGCTGGGAACCCGTCAAGGCTGAAGATCATCCCGAGCTACAGATTATGAGCGATCATGGATCTGAGTGGGGGAAGAAGGGAGCCATTGAGGTTGGCGGACTACTTCTGTGCAAATCTCCAGAAGAGTTCGTTAAAGAGCGGGAAGAGTATTACCGGAAGCGCGCAGAAGACCAGATGCAGGCAGTAGACAATAACTTCATGCGCGAGAACGATCCTCGGATGCCTGTTTTCGCGCCTGACAGGAAAACGAACGTGACCTTTGGTGGAAACTGATGGTCACCTGATCTATAGGTAATAATTATGGCGAGTACAGCAGCACCATATGGCGCTCGTCCCATTGGAACTCTAAGCGCGTCGGGCTCGTTTACGAGCAAGACACGACTCCTTGAGATTGCCAGTGCGTATGGGACAGCCATTTTCAATGGTGATTTCGTTAAGCTGGTTGCCGATGGAACTGTCGAAAAGGATACGGGTGACGCTGCCCTGACGACTTGCGGCATTTTTCTTGGTTGCCAGTACACTGATCCGGGTTCGGGTCAGCTTACATTCAGCACACAGTGGCCTGCTGGAACAGTGGCTTCGGACGCTAAGGCTTTTGTCCTTGACGACCCGAACGTTCTTATGCAGATGCAGGCTGATGGGCCTCTTGCACTGACAACACGCGGCCTTAACGCTGCGGTAGTTCAGACTGCTGGTAGTACAACCATTGGTAAGTCCAAGGTTGCGGTAGACAGCGGGACTGCAAATGCCCCCGCCGCAACTAATACATTCCCTCTCCGTATCATCGACTTTGTTGATGGTCCTGATAGTGCGATTGGTGATGATTTTACTGATGTCATTGTCAAGTTCAACGCTGCGTCTGATGGCGCTACGTCGAACCACCAGTACCTCAACGCCACTGGTGCATAAGGAGATATTGACTAATGGCTATTTCACGCGCACAGCTTCTCAAGGAGCTTCTGCCGGGACTCAACGCCCTGTTTGGCATGGAGTACGCTCGTTACGACGAAGAGCATACTCAGGTCTACGAGGCAGAAAGCTCGGATCGCTCCTTTGAGGAAGAAGTAAAACTCTCTGGCTTTGGTGCCGCACCCGTTAAGGGTGAGGGCGCTGCTATTTCGTATGACGCTGCTCAGGAATCGTTCGTGGCGCGGTACAACCATGAAACGATTGCTATGGGCTTTTCGATTACGGAAGAGGCCATGGAGGACAATCTGTACGACTCGCTTTCCGCTCGGTACACCAAGGCGCTTGCTCGGGCCATGGCACACACCAAGCAGGTTAAGGCGATGGAGCCGCTTAACAACGGCTTCGACACATATCAGTCAGGCGATGGTGTGACCATGTTCAGCACGGCACACCCGCTTGTTAGCGGTGGCACAAACTCTAACCGTCCTGCTGTTTCGGTGGACCTCAACGAAACATCTCTTGAGGCCGCAGTTATCCAGATCAGCAAGTGGACAGATGAGCGCGGTCTGCTCATTGCTTGCAAGCCCCGCAAGCTGATTATTCCGTCCGACCTCCAGTTCGTTGCTCATCGCATCCTGATGACTGAGCTTCGTCCCGGTACGGCTGACAACGACATCAATTCGCTTCGCGTAATGGGTGTTGTGCCGGAAGGTCATGCTGTGAACCACTATCTGACAGACCCGGATGCGTGGTTCCTGATGACGGACATTCCGAACGGCATGAAGCACTTCTCGCGAGTGGGCATGGAGACCAGCATGGACGGTGATTTCGACACCGGAAATGTTCGGTACAAGGCCCGTGAGCGTTACAGCTTCGGCGTGTCGGACCCACTCGGCATCTGGGGTTCTCCGGGGGCCTGAGTGGTGTAGCACAAGTGGGGTGGGGGTGGCGACGATGCCATCTCCACCCCATTTTTGTTATCCGGGTAATCCTGTTCTAGCGACTGTCCCGGCAGACGCTTACGAAGACGCTAGAACAAAACTCTCGTAAGGAAAAATTATTATGGCGACCACTACTTTTTCTGGTCCGATGAAGGTTGGTACTGTGCGAGAAGGCGCAGGTACCAATACGGGTAATGTTGTTTTGTCGCAGTCAGCTACAATTGGCTTTGCTGATACACCCGACGCAACCAGCGCGGTTGCCACAACCATCGTGCTTCCGGCGAACGCTGAGATCATTGAACAGTATTTTACTGTTACTGAGGTCTGGAACTCGACATCACCTGTGGGTGAGATCGGCACTTTGGCTGACCCTGACGCATACGGCGACATCGCAAACCCTGCAGCCTTGGGGCGCACGACGGTTTCGCCAGACGCCACACAGGCTGTCGCCCTGCTTGACGTCGGCACAAGTGATGTAACTGTATATGCTACTGTCACTCAGACGGGCGTACCCTCAACTGGTGCAGCGACACTGACAATTACATATCGTCAGGTTTAAGTAGTATGGTTGCTGGCGTAGCTCAATCGGCAGAGCAGTTGATTTGTAATCAACAGGTTGGGGGTTCAATTCCCTCCGTCAGCTTATGAAAGTTACTATACATCTTCCAGACGATGTGCCGTATTGGTATAAACCTGTAATATGGTTCATTGATCGAAAGGACGAAGATTGGACTGTCGCGGATCTTATGCAATCTATATGCACAGAACTGCAACTAGACCCGACAGAGCACAGCCTTACCGGGGTTATTGGTGACGGAGAAATTATTTCTGTGACTAGAAATAAGTAATGGCTATTTCGGTAACTGGTCTTACGGTCCACACCCAAGTGGGCACAGGAACGTTCAAGAACTATGAGTCTGGTCCGGGTGGAGGTTTGTCTACAGCTATTTTCCTAAGCTCTACTTCGTCATACGCCAGAAAGTTTACAGGCTTTAAGGGTTTTGGGTTCGAGGTAAACGCTACCGGAACTGACCTTAGCAATACCGTCATTCTTGTCAGGGTACTTGTTAACGGTGGTATTGGCGCGACACTGGCTGCTGACGGTATCAGAATCCGACTAGAAGATACCTCCGGCAATATTTCCGATTGGACCGTTGGCGGATCGGACACGTATAGCGGTGGATGGGTTGAGTTGGTGATTGACACAGCCAATAGCGAGACAAGCAACAGCGGGACGGCAGCAACACTTACAGCGATTCAGTACGTCGGCATCTACCTGAATGCTGCGGCTGCGTCCGGTGGCGATCCAAACGTGTATCTGGACGAGATTCTGTCCTACCCCAATACAGGGCTAACGCTCGCCGGTAACACGACCCAGCTTTTTGATGAGCTATACACCTTTGATGTCACATCGCAGTATGGCATCATCAGCAAGCGTGGCGGCGTGATTTTCAGCAAGGCTCCGCTCATCATGTCACCAGATGCGACGGGCCACACATCTGTCGATGAAGTCGTCATATTCGAGGAGCCGATCTACGAGGACAACACTAACGTTGATTCTGCTTTAACTCTGCAAGGTCTTTCGTCTGCTGACACAGACGCGATCACGCTGACACGACTGATTACGATTTGCGAGGACAACGGAGACATCACGGGGACAAGCGCAGACAAAGAGTTGGACCTTGCCTCGGCTACGAACATCACGGCAAACACCTGCACGTTCAGGGGGTTTACTGGGACCGACGTAGCCTTGGGAGGCTCTGGCAATTCCTACGACGACTGCACTTGGCAGACTTGCAGTCAGATTACAGACACTGGGGCAATCGTTCGCAGGGGTTTTGTTCGAGACACAACCGCAATAGCGACAGAGGCTTCGTTGCTCTGGACATCATCGTCGGATTGGGAAGGCACCACATTTATTATGGGGTCCACCAATTCTCATGCTATTGAGATTGAAACCAATGGCCTTACTGATACTTGGACAGGCTTTACATTCTCTGGGTATAACGCATCGGCTGGTCCAACCACAGTAGGCAATGAAGTATTAAACAACCAATCAACAACAGGAACTGTAACAATTTCTGCGGTTGGCACTACAGGAACTCTGTCATTCTACAATCGCGGTGGTGGCTCAACTGATATTCAAGTTTCCGTGTCCGTGTCTTTAGAGGCAGTCGATGGAGATGACGCAGCGATACAAAGTGTTCGTGTTACTGCATATCTTGTGTCAGATGATTCAGAAGTAATTAACACCACAACAAATGTTTCTGGTATTGCTGCCACCTCCTTCTCTGGCACAACTCCGGCAGATATTTATTATAGGTACAGAAAATCTAGCCCCGGTGCGACCAAGTATGTAAACCTTAGTGGGTTTGCTACAATTGAAGCATCCACAGGTGTTAGTGTAAAACGAAATATGCGCGAAGATACAACAGCAGACCCTTCACTTTAGGTAAAAAATGTCGGATACAATCTTAGGTGGCGACTTTACGATTTACTGGCTTGACGAAAATCGCCAGAAACACATCGAATGGACCGGCACCGCAACGGGTACGCGCTCGGTCAACGAACTCTATTCTGCTTTGATGAATCTTCAGGATCAGAGTACAACCGGAGATGACGCTACATTCATGTCCGCTGAGACTCCGACTGAGTACACTGTCGGTATTATTGACGCCAACGACAATAATCCTGCTTATATTCAGTATGAAGCGGTGCAGCACCTGACAGGTGGCGCGATCAAAACCTCCGGCTGGACGCGCACGCCGGGGTCGGCCACGGGCATTGTCGTGGTGCCGGTTACGAACTCGACCAACACCATCGTGGCGGCAGATGTGGGCTTCGATATCACGCACGCAGACGCCGATGCGGGCACATTACTAGAGGTGCTCGTTCCCGGTGGCGGCACGGACTACCTCGTCATCCGTCCCGACTCGTCAGCCGCCGCGAACAATTTCGATTCGACCTCTGGCACACTGACGTGCAACGCGAATACCGCAACTCAGACAGCCGCAAGTAAGACCGGCGAGCAAGTCTGGGCGAATTTGTTCAACGTCACGCCGATTGAAGCAGACACGCACGTCTATATGTACCAAGGCGCAGTGGCTGACGCTTCACGGGCTCGCATCTCGGATATTAACGACTCGACTCAGGATTGGTGGGCAGAAGGATCGTTCGACCGTCTCATCTACATCCGCGACTTCACTGCCGCGTCAAACCCCATCATTGACGAAGGACGCATCACGGCGTTCTCGCGCAAAGGAAACACGCTTTACGACAGCTTTGAGGTTGCGACATCGACAACCTCCGGTGGCCGAAACCCCGTACCGCTCTCGGCTGCTGATGACCTGAACCACACGACTGGATATAGGTCGATCACGCTGTCCGGTGACAGCGGAAACTTCACGGTGGGTGACGAGATTCAGGACGACTCTAGCGGTGCGCGTGGAATCATCACACTCATCACGGGCTCGTCTCCGACACGAACGCTGCACTACTACATCATCGGAGATCCGCAGACGGACTTCGACGGCGGCGCGATCACCAACAATGATGACACAGGTGCGGCGACAGGAAGCTCCGCACCTACCGACCAAGGACCAGCGCTCGCAACGTGGTTTACGTCGAACAGCTTTCCTACGATTACTCACGCAAACACGACCGCAGACATCGACGACGATGGAACGTCGGAGTTCTACGGCATCACGATTGACTGCAACCAGAACCCGCTGACCGAAGTCTATGAGTGGCTACAACACGTCACGCGAAACGGCGAGACAGGGACAACCGCCACGGACGGCATTGAGGGCGAGCAGTACGTCGGGCCGACCGTTTACCTCGCATACAGTGGCACGGTCACGGGAACCGTCTCGGAGGGTAGTGATGTCACGCAGGCGACATCTGGCGCAACAGGCATCGTCGTCAGTCACGACACGATCAACAAGGTGCTGCTGCTGCGGGACACGCGAGGCACGTTCAACACAGCCAACGTGGTCACAGATAATGACGTGGGTGGCACGTTTACTCCTGACACCGCAGCGGTCACGTTCAACGCCAATAAGCAATCTCCCTTTGGGGCGCTTGCTGGTGGTCGTTTCTTCGGTGCTCGTGGTGTCTTGCTCACGGATTATCTGTCCAGCAATGAAAACGATTTCCAGCTAATCGACGCCCCCGGCGATACAAAGCAGCGACCCATCGCCATTTCGCTGTCAGTCTCTAACCTCGTCGGAACAGACGAGACGACGGCTACGGACGATTATGTCGTCAGCCATCGTCTGCTCGGTGCAGGGCTCGCGATCGACAAAGAGGAGTACAGCGCTTCAGGTGGAGAGGCGCAGGGTGCAAACACGTTGGTCGTGGATACCGCAATCACGGCAGACACTCCCGGTAAGAGCACGGGCGGCGTCCTCAACCTCCGCGATGCGTCAGATAACGACAAGCACTATCGGCTGCGGTTCTCAAGCTGGGCGACATCAACCTTTGCACTGGCGTCCATCGAAAGCATCACGCTTGATGCGGCGACGGATACCGACACGGTGGTAGCAACCGGCTCGCCTTTCACTAACGCCAAGCGTGGCGATCTTGTCCTCAACGTGACGCAGAACGCGGTGAGCTACGTCACGACAGTCGATGACGCGAACACGCTGCAAATCAGCCCAGCGATTACCGGACAGAGCAGCACGGACACTATTGAGATCAATACTTGTCCGGTCGCGATTGATACGGCTGATGATATCTACGTGAGCCTCATTGACGAGTTCGCAACGAGCAGCAGCTCATCGGTTAGCATCGTCTATGTCTCGCAAATCGACTACCGAGTGAAGGTCAGCAACACGCGGAATGCGACCAAGATCAAGCGGTTCGTGACCGACGATGCTACGACCGGCACAGACCGGAACGTGGCGACCATCCGCAACGAGGACACGATTCACACCTAATGAGCGGCTACTCAGCAGACGGCCTGAAGCATGGCATAGAACGAGCACGACACAACATCGTGGTTCTCGAACAGGCGATAGAACGCGAAGAGAGCACTATCGCGGACTACCGCATCATGCTGGCCGACATCAAGAGAGCAGAAGAGCAGAAGGCTGAAGCCGAAGCTAACATCCGCATAGAGGTGGTCAGAGACGATGGCGGTACGAGATGATGTAAGCGTCCGCTATAATCTGGACCCACGATTAGCGGAGATTGAACCGGGATCTAATGAGATCACGGCTCAAGACAGTCACGATACCCTCACGGGGATTCAAGACTCAATTTCGGGTAGTGAGTTTCCCGACTTAGTATCGTCGACTGGTGGTGAGGACTTGGGTGGCGGCGTGTTCGTCGGCCTAACCACAACCCTAAACAATGTACAGTATGCACCTGCCGCGACATCACCTCGTACTACGGGCACTGTTACCACAGGGGACACTACTGGTATTACCCTGATCGACTCAGGTGCAACATTTATTGCAGATGGTGTCGTGCGTGGAGATTGGGTGATCAATTTCAGCGATCAGGGCGTGAGCGAGATCCTTAGCGTTGACAGTGAGACGCAACTGACGACCCGTGGACTACGAGACGGCACCGGGAACACGTTTGATGTCAGTGACGCCTACAAAGTCTGGGAGGTAGATCAATTCAAACTGGACGGCGGCAACTTCGTCGCAGTGGACTCTCTCGGCTCTAACATCGAACCTCTGTTCAGTAGTTTCGGGAGGTTCTTAATTAAGACCAGCGCATCGTCTGCCACCTCGCTAGACAGTGAGGCAATCCAATTTTCATCCTATGCGGAGTCGAGCGTATGGATGAACGTGGCTACGGGGTCGGCTGGCACGGCTTACCCTATCGGCACATCACGGTCGCCGGTTAATAACACGACCGATGCTCAATCCATCGCAGATGAGAAAGGTCTAGACACGATTCGGATCACCGACAACGTGACGGTCGATGTCGGACCCGATCACACCAATATGCTTTGGGTCGGTCGGTCGCCCAGAACAACGCACCTCATTATCCCCGACTCGGGGCTCGCGACAGTAGCCGGTGGCGAGTATCGGAATATGCTGCTCACGGGTCCGCTATCCGGTGGCACTTACATCACGTCAGTCGCCATGAAGGGCGTGGACAACTTCGCAGGCCACGCAGAGCAGTGTGTCTTACGTGCTGACCTATATCCCGGTCTGAGCTACTCCGTGCGAGGCAACGGTGCGGGCATCATGATGTTAAACAAGTGCTCGGCGGTTGACGCCTTCGACGTGGGAGCACCCGCAGTTATCGACTGCAACGGTGACTCAATGGTGGCAGCTCGCCAGTTTACGGGCGAGATGAAGATCGTGAACAAGACCGGCACTAAGAACATGAGCATCGACATGGTGGCCGGTACGCTTGAGCTAGATTCGACTGTCACGGGTGCTTGTACCATCTACATCCGTGGCGTCGGGAAGCTGATCGACAACTCTGGCCCGAATGTCACGATTGTCAACGATCTAGTCGATGGTGCTTTTCAGCAGGATATGAGCTTCGACGGCGCGGTCCATATCGACGCGGTGAACGGTACCGCTGGTACGCGCTACCCGCAGGGCACGATGCTGTACCCAGTCAACAATTTCGATGACGCTGTGACCATTGCTAACCTCCACAACATCACGAGGCTGCATCTGGTCAGCGACTTCACGATACCGGCAAGCGCGAACCTGACCGGCTTCCATATCGTCGGTGAGGGGCGGCGGCTGACCACGGTGTCGATTGACCAAGACGCCACACTAGAGGAGTGCATTATCCGCGACTGCTACGTGACGGGTGTGCTGGACAATGAGTCTACACTCGTTCACTGCACGGCAGAGGATGTCGAGCTACGCAACGGCAATCTTGAAGCCTGTACACTGCTTGGCACAATCACGCTGGCCGGAAACGTGGCCGCAGTCGCCAAGGTCATCGACTGCTGGTCCGGTGTACCGGGTACGGCGACACCCGTCATCGACATGGGCGGCGCGGCGGGAGGGCTCTCTGTGCGCGGCTATCATGGCGGTCTGACGCTACGGAACAAAACCGGCGCGTCATCAGTGTCGGTAGACATGGCAAGCGGCCAGCTAATCCTCGACGCGACCGTGACCAACGGCACCATAGTGGCGCGTGGTATTGGTAAGCTGCTCGACAGCTCTGTCGGTGCGACAGTCGTGGACGAGCTGGTCGATGCCCGCCGCCTGACGCTGATCGAAAAAATCACACGCAACAAACTTGTGACAGACCCGGCAGCAGGCACACTAACGATTTATGACGACGACGGAGTAACACCGTTGGTATCCAGCATTATATATGAAGATACCGCAGGCTCCCAGCAGTACAGAGGTGAGGGTGTTGACCGGAGAGAGAGGCTTCAGTGATACCAACATACGGCTATGGCCGCGGTAATGGGTCTGGATTGATCGCTTGTTACGGCTATGGCAGATCCTTTATTGAAGTTATTGCAAGCAGGATTGTTTTCTTGAGAAGGGTTATATTAAACAGTAATGTTTTGATGCGATTAAATAAGCCGTGAGCCTGACACCGAAAGCGATGGTAGTTGTAAGAAACAACGCAACCATCAAGAAAGTAAAAAATCTTACGGAAAAAATATTTTTACCACAGCTTAAAACAAACCTAAAATCCCAAGCAGCGCGTCCCGGCAATGCGGTGAAGCGAGTGGAAATATGAGTAGATACGATGCGACCGTAGGACAGGTAGGCTTTAGAATAATTCTGCAAGTCCTTGATAGGGATGCTCTTACAGGAGAATTAAGGCCCGCAGATGTCTCAGTCGGAACAAAAGAAATCGTAGTCTTGAGGCCAGACGAAACCATTCAGCAATTTACTGGTGGAGATGTAATCTTTTCTCCAGCTCCAGTTGGGAACGGGACAGGGACAGATGGCTTTATTGAAGCACAAAGTGACGTGAGCACGTTTACTCAGACTGGTACCTATCAGGTTGCTGCTTATATTGATAACGGTGCTGGGGCTAGCGGCACTTCTCAAACTGCTGCATTTGAAGTAGGGGCAAACATTAGACCATGACAGGACTAATCAACTCAAGCGCAAAGTTTATTGTGGCAACCACAAAAACTGCTATCGCAGCAGCGGTAGCCGTTAAGATTGCTGAGTCTAGTTATGGCGCTGTTGATCGTGCATGGGAAAGGGTGACACGTAAATGATGACAGCAATCCCACTACTAGGCTGGACTTTGTTTGTTGGCGTCTGTGTCGTTCCCGCGCTTAGAGCTACTACTGCGCTAGCCGAATGGCTTGAAGAACGGCCAGATGGCAGCATTAGCAAGGGCAAGAGCAGCAACCTACTCCCACTCACCGCCAGCGCCCTCGCGTTTGGTGCGCTTGCGTATGGCTTCGGCTTCGGCGGGATCGCTGGTATCGGGGGTGGTGTCACGACCCAGCCAGATACTACGGCACCGGCATTTAGCGCACCTAGCACACCTACGGTCGATGTCACAGTGTTTGCCGCAACTGGCGACAGCCTCTTTTGGCTTGGCTCCGCGTTCAGCGCCGACCCCGGCGACACGCACGACAGCACACAGGTACAGATCGACACGATTGGAACGAGTGACTGGACTTCCCCGGTCTACACCGACAGCGTGACCATAGCACTTGAGCGCGACACGGTGCCGCCCCTGACAGTCAAGGCGCAACTAGACTCTGGCGCAGTCGCGAAGGCCCGCATCCGCTACTACGGTCGCGAAGGCGGCTGGTCCGCGTGGTCCGATAGCGTCCAGTTCACGATGACCTCGGGCATAACACCGAACACGCCGACCGTAGACGTTGTGATCTTTGCCGCGACAGCCGACAGCCTGTACTGGCTCGGGACTCCGTATGTCGGCGGTGGTACCCATGACTCGACTCAGGTACAGATCGACAGCCTGAACGGTGACTGGACAAGCCCTGCGTTTACAGACTCTACATCTAGTGCGCTTGAGCGTGACACGCTCCCGCCGTACACCGACATAGCGTTAACGGCTGGCGATACCGCCAAGGCGCGTATCCGGTACAAAGGTGACGGCGTGTGGTCCGCGTGGAGCGACTCGGCCACGTTCAGCATGAGGGAAACGCTGGAGACGTTAGGCTCGCCGTACCTTAATGTGGACTTCGAGGGCTACGAGACAATCGCGCAGATGGACACGACCACGTCGGTCTGGAACGTCGCCGAGATTGTCAACGGAGGGGTCGCGCCAGATCCCGCGATTATCGACACAACGCGCGGCTACAACGGACGCAGGCACTCACTCAGATATGCTTTCGCCCGTACAGATTCCTCCGCAGCCGTCAGCATCACAAGGATCTTGGCGAACTTTCCAGCAGACCAGACAGATGTGTGGATCGAAATTCCGGTAAGGTATTCCACTGACTTCACAACGAACTGCGGGGCCCCTGAGTGCAGTCCCGGCGACCACAAACTCATATTCGGTCTAACCGCGAGAGGCGACACATATCGGTGGCAGTACAAAGTCGGAGCCGTTTCCCAAGCCAACCCACAGCTAGGTGGTCGGGCGGCTGGGATCAACTTCGCGGGCGGCACGGGCTTCCCGCTTAACGATGAGGTCAACCTTGGATCTTTGGCAAACTCGATATGGCAAAGTGGCGAGTGGCACATACTACGGATGCACTGGAAGCACTCGGTGCCCGCGAACACAGGCGAGAACGGTGTACAGGAATACTGGCTGAACAGCGATAGCCTTTATGCTGAAACGGGGATAACCAACGCGACGGACACACTGGGTGGCGACGGACCTCAAGACTACATCCGCTCGATTGCGCTAGGCAAAACCCAGAACGACGGACCAACGACCTACAACGATGGTGTCGCGATGTACTTGTGGTGGGGCTACGTGAAAGTGTACACATCGGACCCCGGATGGTGACCTAGATGCCTTCGTTAGTTGGTAGTATCGCGCAGAGCCAGGCCAACACTGTCTCGCACACACTCGCTGCGGGCAGCGGTAACCGCATCGTGTTCGGCCTGTACGGCTCAGAGACTGCGATCGACGCCACGCCGACAGGGGTGACCTACGGTGGGCAAGCGATGACCCTGCTGGGCTCGCACGAGAACACAGGGTATACAACCTCAGCCTACGTTTTTTACATCCTTGAAGCCGACCTGCCCGCCAACGGCGCGAACACGTTCGACGCAAGTAGCATTACGGGCTCCACGAGTGACGCCAGCACCGTACTCTGCTTTGACGGCCTCGCACAGACCACGGAATCCGACTTGCTCGTTGGTGACGGAGGCGCAGGATCAAGCGCCACAAAGGGCGGGGATATTACGGTCGCGACGACGAATGATCTGGTACTTCTCTTGGGGCACAGTCGTAACGGGGAGGTGTTTAGCTCTTCCACGCTGGATGTAGCCGCGTTTTATGACATTGGTGGTGGCGATGCCATGCAGATGTACGCTTACGACCTGAACGAGGCTGCTGGTGAGTTCACCGCGACAGTCACAAGCACCAGCACCTTAGCGAACCCAGCAATCATTATCTCCACTTGGGCACAGCTAGCAGCAGCAG